TTAATGACTAAGCAGGATCTAGTCTTGCAGAAACGGAGAGGTCTGAGTGGATAGTTTACTTGAAGCCTCACCCCAGAAAGGCCATTCGGAGGCCCGAACCGGGATTGGTTTAACAGGCGCATTAATTGTCATCGCGCCTAACGAGGTGTTGGAGCTAAGAAGCTGGTAGAGAGGAGGTCGCTTAGATGAGGGCGATAAATGAGTCATTCTTAGCAAATAGCCCTGACTCAGGGTTAACAAAGCGCTTGAAGTCATACCGTGAGCGACTGAGTCGCAGCGCAACAAAGCGTGAGTATGATGACAAGGCAGTGAAGATACTGCTTGACTACGCACTAAATCCAAATAAGGTGCTATCAGAGTTGAGGTATCTTGACAATCTCAAGGACGATAAGGGACGTGGGTTCTGCCGCTCCGTAGGGGAGTACTCTGACGTAGAGGCACAAATGAAGAACTTTTTGGCCCCGGAAAAACCGAGCTTCCGGTGGAGCGTCCATTATCGCACTGCAATCCGGCGGGTTACAGAGCGCTATGCTGTAGCCAAATTACAGTCTTTGAGGTATTCTACTACAAAGGATATCTACGAAGCAGTCACAGACTGGAGCACGTCTGCCGGTTGGGATGGCTACGTTAGTGGCCGCCATAAGAAACGTGACTTTCTAGGTGACAGGTTGGTTCAGGACCACTTGCAGCGCGAAGCAGAAGCCCTGGAGCGCGGATCTTTTGATCTGCCAATTATTCTGGGTAATCGCACTCAAGGGAGCGGAGCCTACAACAAGGACGGATCAAGGACTGGAACGTGTAAAATGAAGAGGCGGGCTGTGGCGTCAGTAGGTCTAACCCAAATCATCACGGAATCACGTTTCGGAGCACCGATCACACAGTGGTTAAAAACCTATAAGTATTCAGCGATCGGAAAAGACGATCAATGGATCACTGACTGGGTGATTCGCCAGCGTCAGAGTGGTAGAAGTTTCATTAGCTTTGACTACTCCAAGTATGATAGTACTATTCCAAGCTGGTTAATTCGCTCAGCGTTCGACGTGGTACGCGCAATGTTCACTGAGTGTGATGAGAAACTTCTTGCGTTATGTGAGGAGGACTTCATCAACAAGAACTTCATCTTGGCGGATCGGGTCATCCATGCGACTCATGGAAATCCGTCAGGTAGTAGGTTCACAGCCATCATTAATGGAATCTGCAATGAGATAATCACTGAAACGTGGTTGTCGAAGTTTGGTCTCCGTGCGGAGTATAACATCATGGGCGACGACAATTTGGTGTACTTTATTGGACACTTCGTCGATGGCAGCCTAGTTCGTGATGTATCCAACTATATTACGCACAACTTTGGAATCAAAGTAAATGCAGACAAGTCGAACTACGGTGCGTACCGGGACGATCCTGAGTACCTTTCGAGGTACTGGTCTGAGCACGGACCCTGGAGGCCCGATGGCGAGGTCATTGGACTGATAGCTTATCCGGAGAAATTCCGCCCGTACCATAAGCGAAACACCAATCTCACTCCTGAGATAATCATCTGGGCCTACATCTTAGGCTACAAACGGACGATGGCTGGTTTGATTGACGTTCCCCGATTCATGGCAGAGCACCATACAGCTTTTGAAGCCATTGAGTGGACCAAGGAACTGAGAGAGAACATCCCGTACAATTTGAGAACGTACGTGGAGGCTAGGGGCTTACAGTCCAAGCCAAATCTTGAGGCGTACCTGGCGGAACTGAAACGTGCAGCAGCATAACCAGGGACGGCTGTGAAATCTGGGGGTACCCAGTACGTAGTTAGGGG